GATAGAACACTTACAAGATTTAATACAGATTACGAACATTCAAGTAAATATCTAACAAGCGAAGTACACTTTTCAATTGATCCACTAACATGTGTATTACCAAATCCTGCAAACTTAACAACAACTCGTTATTGGGGACTATTTGGATCAAAAGTTGAAAAAGTAGGAGTACCACCGATACACGACAGTGGAGCAGCATTACCAGAAGGAAGTACTCCAGATGATGTACTAAATATCTACATATCATCTTACTTCTTAAAAACCACTTTAAATGATGCTTTAGATAAAGATGGTAAGCTCAATAAGAGTATGTTTGATATTACCGAAACAATTTTACAAGGAATCAATACAGCTTTAGGTGGAATAAATGATTTAGGATTAGCTTTCAACGAAGAACTAAATGGAGGAACTTGGCATGTAGTAGACAGAAACAACACACCACCAGATGGCAAGGACATTCCAATATTTACTTTAGCAGGTATAGGGAGCGTATTTACAGACGTAAGTATTAGCAGTAAGATTTCAAACGAAATAGGATCTCAAATATCAATAGCAGCACAATCAACTGCTAAAAATACTTCTGAGAATATTTCAAACATACTAAAATGGAATCCAGGTGTAATTGATAGGTTAAAAGTAATAAAAACAGATGACCCAGAACCACAAGAATTATCTGAAGAAGAAATTATAGAAAAGGAAAAAACAAGGGTTAATGACTGGTTAACAGATGTAATTGACTTTTTTAATTCACTTCAAGGAAGCTTTACTTTTGGTTTTGATAAAGCAGATATGGAAGCCTTAAAAACAACACATGCTGAATGGACGAATAACAACGTGGCTCAAAGAGCCAGAGTTGACAACGGTCAAGCATTACCAGGACTTGTACCTGTAGAGCTTTCTTTTAAACTAGATGGAATAGGAGGATTTAAAATAGGTGAATCTTTTAAAATAGCACCAGGAATTCTTCCAAACAAGTATCAAGACAGATTTGGATACATTATAACAGGTCTTGAACATAGCATAGGAACAGATAACAGATGGGTAACTTCTGTTACAACACAGTTCTTTGGAATAGACACAAACAATGCGCAATCACCGGCAGGATCAAACCCTCCACCAGGTGGCAACAACAATACTAATAATCCAAAACCACAAAACAACAACAACAATAACAATAACAACAACTCTAGTAAGGGCGGTTATTTCTCTAAACCGGTACCGAAAAAAGAAGGAAAAGATTCTAAAAAACGTACAGTACGACTTAGAACAATAGATGGAGTAGAGTATATAAACGGTCAATTACCAGATAGCGTTCTGAGACCTATCAACAACATGAAGCATTATATAGGATCTATTCAAAGTGATAAAGCTAATCCGAAAGATCCAAGCGGTCGTATACGTCTCTATACCAAAGCATCATATGCATTAGATAATTTACTTGCGGCTGCAGAAGCTGATAAAGTTTACTTTAAGATAAATTCAGGATACAGAACATACGATGATCAAGTGTATGTTAAAGGACACTTTAAGAAAGACGGACCAGCCGAACCAGGAACCTCCAACCACGGTTTTGGCTGTGCAGTCGATTTTGCATATGCACCTGCATCTAGATTAACACCAAAAACAGATCAGTATAAGTGGCTCATAAAGAATGCAGCAAAATTTGGATTTAAAAGATTAAACTGGGCTAAACACACCGAATCTTGGGAAGCATGGCATTGGGAGTATCAAATATAACACATTAGAAAATGGCAGATAGTATATCAAAAGAATCCACAATACAACAGGTTAGGGAGGAGTGGTCAAAGTATAATGAAGATAGAGCAAGTAAAATAGCTTTTGGAGAAGCAGAAAGTCCTGATATGGATTTTGCAAGAAATATAGCAAAAACTAGGGCTGTAGGTGCATTTGGTAAAAAACAAAACACAGAGAACTATACTGTACAGGGAGCTGTTATTAAGGATGAGAAGACGTACAGTAACCCTAACAACACCTACTCATCACTAATGCTAGTAGAGGTAGATGCAATCATACCAGACGAAGCAGTTGTACAAAAAGATACAGGAGGAAACTCAGCAATATTAGATGATCAAGCAGGAACTCTAATAACAGGATATACCGAAGCAGGCGCAGATATTGAATACAGTGACCACTTTTCAGCACAAGTAACTGTGCAAGGAAAAGCCACTAAAAATGGAAAGACTTATACTGCAACAGGATACGCTTTTACTACAAAAGACACAGAAGTAATTCAAAGGGAAGTTTGGGGACGTGTATATGATGAGATAGCAAGAAACATTAGTGCCGATGATGCTAGTACGGACTCAACTATAAGTGGTAAATATCCACATGGGTATAAAACAAAAACAGTATCATTTAAGTTTACACCAGTCGGTGCAGATCGTCCTAAGGAAAAGCCTGCACCACCACCTCCACCACCTGCAGCACCACCACCACCACCAGACTCAAAAGAGGGGGTATATTATCCAAAGTCCAAACAAACCAAAGCACAGGCAGCAGGACCTCAGGAATTTGTATACAAGGATACAGGTGAGTATCATAGTGGACAATACGTAAAAACCTCAGACAATAAGTACTATGCTGGCAGCACTACTATGGAAACAGGTAGAGAGTTAGAAAAAGTGAAAAGTCATGCAAACAGAGTTGATGAAGGACTTCCAAAAACATTTGGAATACTAATAGACGCTTTAGGAGGATTATTTAGAAGAAAACCTACTAAGTCTGAAATGCAGAACGGAGTACTGAAAAGATACTTTGTTCAGGATAAGAATACTGGCAAAATTGTAGAGACAGATAAATCAACCTTTGATTTAACACAACAACAAGTACTCAATAAAGGATTTGCACAAGCGGAGTGGAATTTAAACGGTCCAGCCGAAGATAAAATGATAAATGGATATCCGTTTGAAGGAGCAGCATCTAAAAACAAAAAAGCAATTCAAGCTCTAGAAAAACAAATGCCAGGCATCTCTAATTTTGTAACAGACTACGCATACCTAGTACAGGAGCCAGTATATGTGCAAAAAGCACCAATGGCAGAAACACAAACATTTATTGATGAAGATCCAACCGCACAACTGCGGAGAGATAGGAAAGCAAGCTTCGATAATAGAAAATAAAAAGTCAACAACGCTTGCTTCGGTAAGCGTTTTTTCGTATATTATAAAAAAGGTTATAAGAAATGTTTTATATAATAGAGACTGACGAACAGATACAGCTTGTAAAGAACTTAGGAAGAAAGGGAGGGTACGTTGAGGTTATTTCTTCAAATGATAATTACCATCCACTTCTAACATTTACAGTAGCAGTTTATCTAAGACCTTTGGATCACCCAGAAGGGTATATTATTCCAATACATCATGATGAAGGATTAAATTTAGATAAAAATTGTGTCTATGACATCTTAAAGCAATATACAACACTTTATACTTTAGATAAGAAAGAGTTGATGTATCACTTTATACTACCGTCTGTCATAGATCTTTCCCTACTGTATTCAATGACTAATTACAATAGGTTGGAACTTGCAAGATCAAATTCAACTTGCAATTGGTATTACAATCGTTTTCACCAATTCAAAGAGATTAATACAATCATTCCAATAACAAAATTGTTTGAGAGATGTGAAAATAATTATAATACAGTATATTCCATATTGCAATATGCAATACCAAATGGATTTGATTTTTACAACAAAACAGCCACCTCAGTTTTCTTTATGATTGAGAGAGCAGGATTAAAAGTAATTTACGAACAATTTATACAACTATTTAAACCTAACAATGAAGCCTATAACATCGAGGATAATATTACGTACACATCGTATAATTTATATAACAGCACATCTCGTCCAACAAATGCTTTCAATTCTATAAACTTTGCAGCAATACCAAAAGCTCCCGAGTTTAGAAAAACAATCATACCTCAGAATGATGTGTTTGTAGAAATGGACTTTGATGGATACCATTTAAGATTGTTATGTGATCAAATACATTATCCACTAACAGATGAATCTGCACACATTCAATTAGCAAGGCTTTACTTTGGAAAGGATGAAATAGCTGAAGAGGAGTATGCAAAAGCAAAGCAAATCAACTTCCATGCAATTTATGGAAAGATTCCACCAGAGTATGCTTTTCTAGAAGTGTTTGAAAAAATAGATCAATACATTAAAATGCTTTGGAAGCAATTTAACGAAATAGGATACGTAGAAGATCCAATATCAGGTAAAAGATTTACACAACAACTACCAGAGATGCATCCACAAAAGTTAATGAACTATATGATGCAATCGTTGGAAACCTCAAGAAATATCGTTATATTAAAAGATGTGTTAATGTTTCTTCAAGACAAGAAAAGCAAATTAGCACTCTACACTTATGATGCCTTTGTGTTTGACTTTGATAAGTCAGATGGAAAACAAACATTAGAATCTTTAGAAAAAATAATGAACCAGGGAGGAAAGTATCCTATTAAGTTCAAGTACAGTAACAATTTAGTTTTATAAAACAAAAACATATTTATAAATGATACAAAATGATGTAGCGCCAACAATATTCGATTATGACATCGAATATAATTTTAATGCAGCCGACATGAGCAATAAGTTATTTTGTACTTTTTCTTCAGAACAACAACTAGAGGGAATACTAAGTACAATACAAACCAAATACAAGATCATTTATAATAAAATCTTCGTTCTTTATTCAAAGAGTCAAGATGAATATATCTGTACCTATAACGTAGAATTTGGAAACGTTTCTAATTTCTTAGAGAATACAATTCTAGTCCATAGAAAAAAAGAATCAAATACTCTATACACAATCAATTCACTAAATCGTTTAATTGAATCTTTAAACGGAGGAGTATTGGATGTAAGCTTTAAAGTGAATTGGAATGACTACCAAAACTGCATTCTATTAACAAAAGGGGCAGAATTAAAAAGAGTAAACACAAAATTATTTAGAATAATAGAACTATAAACAAAAAAACAAATGGAAAATTTTAATTTAAAAAAATTCTTAGTAGAAAACAAATTAACTACTAATTCAAAAATGTTGAATGAGGTTCAACTTGATCCTGAAAATCAAAAACTAAAAGACTACTATATAGATGCATACTTAGATATGACAGTAGATCCATATTACGACGATATAGATGCACCAAGCATAGTCGATATAGAAAATCATGCTAAAGAGTATGGGTATGAAAATACTTTACGTACTATAGATAAGATGGATGATGTTGAAAATGCTAGAAATCAAAACTTAGGAAATGAAGATCCACTAGCTAAAAAATCACCTGGTAATAGTATTGATAATTTGTATATGAGAGATCCTATGCAAAATCTAACTAAAAGTGGTAAGATGAATAAGCTGGATGTTGAACGTCTTAAGATGAGGATTAGAAAAAACCTAGCAATCTAATACAAAAAAAGCAGGATATAGTTGCAAACATGCAACTATTTTCCTATCTTATATAAATAAAAGTTTTAATTAAAAATCAGTTACATTATGGACATTAATGCTATCAAAGCTAAACTGGCCGCTTTAAACAGCACCGGAAATCAAGACCGTGAGAAAGTAGACTTCGACAAAATCTATTGGAGACCTGCAAACGGAAAATCAACAATTCGTATCGTTCCTTCAGCATTCAATGCTGCAGACCCTTTCACAGAATTGAAACTACACTACAACATTGGGAAGTTCCCTATGATGTCATTGTCAAATTATGGCAAACAAGATCCAATTGAAGAATTTGTAAAAGAATTAAGAAAGACATCCGATAAAGACAATTGGTCGTTATCTGGAAAATTATCTCCTAAATCAAGATTCTTTGCTCCTGTTATTGTAAGAGGAGAAGAAGATAAAGGAGTTCGTCTTTGGTCATTTGGTATTAACATCTATAAAGCATTATTGGCTTTAGCAGAGGATGAAGATATTGGAGACTTTACAGATGTAATCAATGGATGGGATATGGTTGTTGAAACTACACCAGCAGCAGGACCAGGTCAATTCCCAAGCACCACAGTTCGTATCAAACCTAAACAAACTCCATTGTCAGATGACAATACTCAAGTTGATTTATGGTTGAAAGAACAACCAAACGCTTTAGAAGTACAAACTCAGTACGACTATGAGTTCATCAAAAAGAAATTACAAGAGTACTTGAATCCAGGAGAAGAAGTTGCAGCACCTGCAACTCCAACCGAAGCAATTGCACCTGCAGCTCCAGCAGCAGCAGAAACTGACTTAGACATAGCTTTAGGAAGTAACAAAACTGACTTCACTTTAGAAACAGCAGCAGCAGGAAACAAAAGTACAGTAAATAAATTTGATGACTTATTCAACTAAGAATGGCAAAAGCAAAAGAAACAAAAACCGCTAGCGAGATAATCAAAGGCGGTTTTAATTTGG